CCGATACAAGGGTTGAAGATGGGATGGCGGCTTGGCCCTTGTCACATTGAGCGCAATCAATGGTTGTTTCGCTGTGAGCACAAGGCGAAGCGACGCGATATGCCATCGGCAGGTGTGTACGATATGATTCGGCGGGGACGAAGGGTTATCCCCGCCGGGTATCGGGAAGTAGCTCAGTCGGATGAGCGGTGGCCTTATAAGCCGTGTGACGTGGGTTCGAGTCCCACCTTCCCGACCAGACCTGGCCGCGTGAAACGATAGATCAAAGCCGGGGTCAAAGGCAGCCAAGCACCATTTGGAAGTTGAACCGGGTATGAGGTTCAGCGCCGTCAACTGGTAAAAAGACCTGCATGGGGCAGGCGTCAACCGGAAGCCGACGATGGATTACAGTGTGCGACCGTGCGCGGTGCTTCGCATGGTACGGGCTGTGAAATAGAAGTGACGCAGATTGGCCGAATACCCGGTCAGGAAGCGGGAACTGCGCCGAAGAACGCGATCTCACGGCATGAGGCGTTACACAACAGATCAGTGTGATGGATGCGGAGAGGAATCGGTGGAGCGTTATCCCAGCCGAAAGTAGTGCGGCGAGGGAACGGGGCGCGGCGCAGGCTCTGGACGGGTAGCTCAAAGGGTGAGAGCGGCGGACTGAAAATCCGCAGAGGCTGGTTCGACTCCAGCCCCGTCCACCATGGTGTTTGGGAGTGCGCGAGTGGTTAAGCGACAGCGGCGGCTGGTACACGGTTCGATTCCGTGACGGTTCTGGTGGACCACGCAGGTTCGATTCCTGCCCCTGAACACTTTTTGTGGGGGATTAGCTCAGTTGGTCAGAGCGCCTGACTGTTAATCAGGTTGTCCGGGGTTCGAGTCCCCGATCTCCCTCCAATGGGAAGCCGGTCACGGTGGGTGCGAAAAGCGAAGAGCGTAAGTTCCCGTCGTAAGAAGCGGAGACCGGCGTGTGTGGCGAGTGGAGGGTCTGCGCCACATCTTCATGGCGGGGTTGTGCAGTCGGTCAGCACATTTGCCTCATAAGCAAAAGGTCGCGGGTTCGAGTCCCGCCCCCGCTACCAGCCGGTACGGTTGTCGGTAACCCATACCGGCGGATAAAACCGAATTGCCGTGGAAAAATCGGCCGCGAGAAATTTCCCAGTTTCCATCGCGTAAAGCTCAACAGAAACGGGGCCCTGTGGGAGGTTGGCAGAGCTGGTCTATAGCGGCGGATTGCTAATCCGTTGATCGCGCAAGCGGTCCGCAGGTTCAAATCCTGTGCCTCCCGCCACATTCAGGGTTGCGCCCTGACGATCTTGTGAATCCTACGGTGCAAGCCAGAATGATACCGTTGAAGATTTTGCCGTGTCGCAACACGGGGAATTGTAGCTACCTTCGACGGACGTAGGAAACTGCGCCGCCATCTTCCAATGGCAGGAAAACTGTTTCGTAATCAGTGAATGCGGGTTCGATTCCTGCTGGCGGCTCCAGCCCGAAAGGGCAACTTCCTCCTGCCAAATGGCAAAGGCTTATAAGCCGAGGCGCATGGAAACATGGCCGACCGCCTGCGTGAGTGGAGTGCCAGCGAAGCGCACGTCAAAGGCGGTCTATCCTGCCGACGTAGTTCAACGGTAAAACGGGGGTTTTGTAAACCTCGGTTCAGGGTTCGATTCCCTGCGTCGGCTCCATCATGCCGGACCGTGGATGGGGCGTGTATACCCGACAGACCCGCGATCGCCAAGGGGTTTGTCCAGCCGGACGCTGGCGGGTTCGATTCCCGCCTTCGGCTTCAACCATGAAAGCGAGTGAGAGAATGACCAATTCGGAGAAACTGGAGCAGGTCGAAGAGGAGATTTTCAAGATCGGCGAGGCCGTGGAGCAGCTGGAGGGCGTGCGCGGCATGGAGGACGTGATCGGGCAGTTGAAGGACTGCGCCATCGTGCTCGGGTTCGAGCGGGACCAGTATTTCAAACTGGTGCGGCAGGAAGAGGACCGGGAGATGGAGGCGCTGCGGAGGGAGCATTTCGCGGCGGTACTGTGAGAGATTACGAGTATGGAGGATGTACGGATGATGGCGGGAGTTGCGAAGCAGAGGCGCGGGGCGCGGCGTAAGGGGACCTCTTCCGACCCCGGCGGAGCCGGGGCCACCTTCCCCAAAGGGGAAGGCTTGGAGAGTCTGAAGGTGTTCGACGTTTGGTATACGCCGACGATCAAGGACGTGTATGCGCAGTTCAAGGTGGCGGAGCAGATGCTTTCAAGGGTCAATGACCCGAGTTTGGCGTATGTGAAGCGGAAGGTGTACGAGGTCGAGGATTTGATCTGGCAGTTCATAGGAGGGTGAGATGGGTAACAAGAGGCTGAACATCAGCAACGTGTACGCCGACACGCGGAACATGAGCCGGGAGGAGTGGCTGGAGAGCCGGAGGAACGGCATCGGCGGCAGCGACGCAAGCGCGATCCTTGGGGTGAACCCGTATTCCTCGCCGCTGAAGGTGTACATGGACAAGATCGGCAAGGGCGTGGAAGAAGAAGAGAACGAGGCCATGCGCCAGGGCACGGACCTGGAGCAGTACGTGGCGGATCGGTTCGTGGAGTTCATGGAAAAGCAGGGCACACCGAAGAAGGTGCGCAAGTGCAATCGGATTCTGAGGCACCCGGATTACCCATGGATGCTGGCGAACATCGACCGGGAGGTGCTGAAGGAAAACGCCGGTCTGGAGTGCAAGACCACCAGCCCGTTCAGCAAGTTCCGGTTCGACGAGGGGGAGATCAACCCGCATTACTACTGGCAGTGCATCCACTACATGGCCGTCACCGGGGCGGAGCGGTGGTATGTGAGCATCGTGGTGCTGGGGAAGAGCCATCACGTGTTCTGCATCGAGCGGGACGAGGACGCGATTGCCACGCTGATCGAGGCGGAGCGGGCGTTCTGGGAGGAGCATGTGGTGCCCAGGGTGCCGCCGCTGCCCACCGGGAGCGAGGCGGACGGCGAGGCGCTGAACGCGCTGTATCCGGCGGCGGAGGAGACCGAGGCCACGATGGCGCTGGACGGGCTGGAGGATCTGCTGAACCTGAGAGCCATGAAGGTGGCGCAGAGGGACGCGCTCCAGGAAGAGATCGACGGCATGGACCAGCAGATCAAGGCCGCCATGGGGACCTTTGAGAAGGGCGTGAGCGAGAGCTGGACGGTGCGGTGGACCAACACCAGCACAAGGAGGCTCGACACAAAGGCACTGAAGGCGAAGTACCCGAAGATCGCCGAGGAGTGCATGAAGGTGACGACGGGGCGGAGGTTCACGGTTACGAAGGTGGATGCGGAATGATGCGTGAGATCGTGGTGGATAACTTTGCCGGTGGCGGCGGCGCTTCGACAGGCATTGAGATGGCCATTGGTCGGAGCGTGGATATCGCCATCAACCATGATCCAGCGGCCATCGCCATGCACAGAGCGAATCATCCAACGACGGAACACTACACAGAGGATGTGTGGAAGGTGGACCCTATAGAAGCCTGCCGGGGGCGTCCCGTGGCGCTGGCGTGGTTCTCGCCGGACTGCAAGCACCATTCCAAGGCCAAGGGCGGAAAGCCGGTGGACAAGCACATACGGGGTCTGGCCTGGGTGGCGGTGAAGTGGGCCAAGGCGGTCCATCCACGGGTCATCATGCTGGAAAACGTGGAGGAGTTCATGGACTGGGGACGGCTGGACGCCAACAGCCGGCCAGACCCGAGGTACAGGGGCGAGACTTTCCGGCGGTTCGTGAGGCAGTTGGAGAAGCAGGGTTATCGGGTGGAGTACAGGTTGCTTCGGGCGTGCGACTATGGAGCGCCGACGTCGAGACGGAGATTCTTCATGATTGCGCGGTGCGACGGGCTGCCCATCTGCTGGCCGGAGCCGACGAACGGAGACCCGGAAGGCATGGAGGTGCGAACTGGGCTCAAAAAACCGTGGGTGCCCGTGGAAGCGGTGTTGGATTTCAGCCTGCCTTGTCCGTCGATCTTTGACAGCAGCGAGGAGATCATGAAAAAGCATGGACTGCGGGCGGTACGGCCACTGTCTGAAAAGACGATGCGGCGGATCATGCAGGGCGTGGAGAAGTACGGCGGGCGACCTTTTATCATCCAGTATCACGACAGCAGGGAGTTCCGGGGGCAGGGCATTGACCAGCCACTACAGACGATTGACGCGAGCAACCGATATGGGCTGTGCCGGTTCCTGACGGAGTATTACGGGAACGCGGTAAACATCGGGGTGGACCGGCCCATGCCCACACAGACCAGCAGAGACCGTTTTGCGCTGATAGAGTGCAACGGGATGGACATTGGGATGCGGATGCTGACACCGAGAGAACTGTTTGACGCCCAGGGATTCCCGCATGATTACATCATCGACGTGGACGCGGATGGCCGAGAATACCCGAGGAGTGAACAGGTGGCGCGGTGCGGCAATGCGGTTTGCCCGCCGATTCCGGCGGCGCTGGTACGGGCAAATCTGCCGGAGATGTGCCGGGACAACAGTAGGAGTGCATGAGGAGGAAAGAAACGTGGATGACAAGGCATTGAAGATCGTTCGGGATTACATCATCGAGCATCTGGACAAGAGCGATCCAGAACCTAAGTTCGAGGTGTTCATGGTCTGGAAGGCCAAGGCGCTTCAGAACTGGAAGTACCTGATCTCCAGCACGTTGTTCGACGGCATGTACTACGAGCTGACCTACAACGGCGACCATAGGGAATGGTACCTGGACGCCTACAAGAAGTTTGAGAACCGCGTGATCGCGGATGCGGAGTAAGGAGGGTACATCAATGGAGCAGCAGACGATCAAGACCCCGAAGAACACGGCGGCGCTTGCGCCGAAGACTACGGCGGCGGTGGCGAAGAAGAAGGGCGGGACGGTGGTTTCGTACCTGAACGACGCGAGTTTTCAAAAGCAGTTGGCGGCGGCGCTGCCGAAGTTCCTGGACACGGACCACTTTGTGCGGAGTGCGCTTACCGAGTTCCGGCTGAACCCGCAACTGGCCGAGTGCAGCGTGCCGAGCGTGCTGGGGTACTTCATGCAGGCAGCGGCCTGCGGCCTGGAGCCCGCGAGCGTGCTGGGGCAGTGCTACCCGGTGCCGTTCAACAACAGGAAGACCGGGCAGAAGGAGTGCCAGTTCATACTGGGCTACCGGGGGATGCTGGCGATTGCGCGGCGCAGCGGCGAGGTTTCCAGCGTGTCGGCGCAGATCGTGCATGAGAACGACACCTTCGACATCGTGTACGGGCTGGAATCGAAGCTGGAGCACAAGCCCTGCGTGAAGGGCAACCCCGGCGCGATGGTGGGCGCGTATGTGGTGGTGCGGTTCAAGGACAAGGAGATGGAGCCGCAGATCATGTACATGTCCAAGGAAGACATCGAGAAGCACCGCAAGCGCAGCAAGGCGGCGACCAGTGGCCCGTGGGTCACGGACTACGAGGAGATGGCGAAAAAGACGGTGTTCCGCAGCGTGTTCAAGTGGCTGCCGGTGAGCATCGAGCAGGCGATGGAGGCGGCCAAGGATGGGACCGTGGCGAACTACAACGCTGGTGCCGTGGACCCCGAGGACGCGCTGGAGATCGAGTTTGTGGCGGCGGAGGACGACGGGCAGGACGAGGCGCCGGTGGATGTGGACGCGGCGGTGGACGCGATGGCGGAGCAGATGGGGATTGAGGCGTAAGGCCGGGGACCTCATCCGTCTTTCCGGGAACAATGCAAGCATTTTCCCGGAAATCCACCTTCCCCACCGGGGGAAGGCTTTTGGAGGACATACGGAGAGAAGGGATTTACACATGGATGGGAAGCGGGGGTACTTTGGGATCGGGATATTCCACGGAAAGACGGAGGCGAACGTGGGGACGCTGTGGCGGTCCGCGGCGATCCTGGGGGCGGATTTCATATTCACCATCGGGCGGCGGTACAGGCACCAGTGCAGCGACACGATGAAGGCGCCGAGGCACATTCCGCTGTACAACTACGCGGATTATGACGACTTCTTCCGGCATCTGCCGTGGAATTGCCCGGTGATTGCGGTGGAGCTGGCGGACAACGCCGTGCCGCTGGAGCGGTTCGTGCATCCGGAGCGGTGTGTGTACCTGCTGGGCGCGGAGGACAACGGGCTGCCCGAGAGCATCTTGACCCGCTGTCGGGATACGGTGCAGTTGATCGGGGATTACTGCATGAACGTGGCGACGGCGGGGAGCATCGTGATGTATGACCGGGCGGTGAAGGCCGGGAGATAGCAACATGTAAGCGGGATTTACAGGTTCGTGGGTGGATTTACAGAGAGGAGATTCATTATGAGAGACGGAGGATGAATGAAGGTATGAGCAACGCATACAACCATGTGACGATCATCGGGAACCTGTGCAACGAGCCGGAGTTTGCGACCACGCAGAGCGGGATCGCGCGGGTGAATTTCCGGGTGGGGGTGCAGCGGCGGTTCAAGGACAAGGCGACGGGGCAGAAGGTGGCCGACTTCATCTGCGTGGTGGCCTGGCGCAATACCGCGGAGTTCGTGCGGCAGTACATTCACAAGGGCGACCTGGTGGTGGTGGACGGGGAGATTCAGACCCGGAGCTACGAAGCGCAGGACGGGAGCAAGCGGTATGTGACCGAGATCAACGCCGAGGATGTCAGGAGACCGATACAGAGGGCCAGCGAAGCGGCAGGGACGGCGAGTGCCGGGGAAGGGCAGTTTGCGGAGGTGGAGGACCCGGAGATGCCGTTCTGATGGGGGATAGGCGCGAAGCGGGAGGGGAAGGGAGGACCTCATCCGACCGCCTGCGGCGGCCACCTTCCCCATCGGGGGAAGGCTTAGATAGTGATGGCGACTGATAGTCGCGACGCGAAGCAAGTCCTTTAGGGCCGCTACGGGAGACGCGGCAGTAGCTATTTCTAATCCCTAATCCCTTGCAAAGGAGGTGATCGTTGAATGGCGGAGAGCGCTGAACTGGGGTACGTCGAGGGGCAATTGCAGGCGGCGGCGGAGGGGAAGCGGTTTGCTTCGATGCCCGCCGAGGAGAATGTGCTGCTGCTGATGCTGACCAAGGCGGCGAAGGTTCAGGACGAGGTGCTGGCGGAGCTGAAGCCCGGGGACTTTGCGGACCTGGACCACCGGCGGCTGTTTGAGGCGATGGTCAAGATCGCGGAGGACGGCGGAAAGATCGACATGATCAGCGTGGACGCGGCGTTTTCGCGGATGTTTCCGGACGCGGCGGACAACCTGCGGCTGAAGATGATCGGGCTGACGCAGTACGACGGCTACAAGACCGGCAAGCATGAGGCCATCGGCGATCACATCCGCATACTGAAGGCGCTGAGCAAGCGGCGGGCCGCCATACAGGCGGCGGAGGCGCTGGCGAAGGGGCTGCGGGACCCCACGAGCGACGTGGGGGACGTGCTGGATAGGGTGCGGGACCTCGCGGACGGGATCGAGACCGGGGGAAAGCTGAAGTGGGTGCCGCTGGACGAGGTGAACATCGACACCTACGACTACCTGGACAAGCGCACGCGGGGCGAGATCAAGGCGCTGCCCACGGGCATCAAATCGGTGGACGGGATCATCGGCGGGCTGTTCGGCGGGGAGATGACGGTGGTGGCGGCCAGGCCCAGCGTCGGCAAGACGGCCTTCGGACTGAACATCGCCATGAACGCGGCGAAGGAGGGCTTTCGGGTCGGGTTCGTATCCTGCGAGATGGGCAAGGAAGGACTGGGCCAGAGGACGCTTTCGCGGGGCGCGTGGGTCAGCGGCGAGCGGCTGAGGAAGGCGGAGATCATGCCGGAGGACTGGGAACTGCTGCAAAACGCGATGGCCGAGATGCAGGGCATGCCCTTCGAGTTCATATTCAACGACCCGGACAACCCGGAGCCGATCACCGTGGAGGGCGTGTTCGATACCGTCAGGGATCGGGCGCGACATGAGGGCATCGATTTGCTGGTGGTGGACTACATCGGCATCATGGGCACCAAGCGGGAGTTCAAGGAAAACTGGCTGAAGGTTTCCTATATATCGAGGGAACTGAAGCGGCTGGCGATGGCGGTGAACATACCGGTGGTGGCGCTGTGCCAGGTGAACCGTGCGGCCCAGGGGCGCATGCCCACGATGGCCGAGCTTGCCCAGAGCGGCGCGGTGGAGCAGGACGCGGACGGGATCATATTTTTGCACCGGCCCGAGAGCCATGAGGATAAGAGCATCAATCCGAAGGATGTTGCAGGGTTCTACGCCATGCAGGAGGGCGGGAGCGTGTATATATCCATCAGCGTGGCGAAGCAGAGGAACGGGAGCATCGGGACGGTGAACGTGATGTTTGATGCGTCGGTGATGCGGTATAACGAGATTATGAGGGAATAGAGGGATTAGGGATTAGGGATTAGGGATTAGGGATTAGAAAATGCGGGGGACGAAAGATGAACGTTGAGAGGGAGTTACAGTATCGGGTTCCCCAGAAGGTGGAGCATAAGGCGACGCTGCGGGAGTGTTGCACCTGCCCGAGCTGCGGGAATGTGGTGGACAGGACGGAAAAGTGGGGCGACCGGAAGGTGCGCATCATGTGCAAGTATTGCGTGTATTGCGGGCAGGCGCTGGACTGGTCGGATGAAGAGAAGCAGATGGTCGGGTTCAGGGCAGAGGCGCGAAGCGGGGCGTGAGGGGCCACCTCTTCAGTCACCTACGGTGACAGCTTCCCCTCAAGGGGAAGCCTTTTGGAGAACGACGACGAGGAGTAGGGTATGACTTACGAGGAGTTTTTGAAAGGAAAGATCGACATTGCCGAGGAGACCGGCATTGTGGTGGAGCCGGAGGCGGTGAATCCGGCGCTGAAGCCCCATCAGCGGGACGCGGTGCTGTGGGCGCTGAAGGGCGGCCGGCGGGCGCTGTTTGAGAGCTTTGGCCTGGGAAAGACGGCCCAGCAGCTGGAATGGGCGCGGCTGCTGCATGAGCGGACCGGGGTGCGGGTGCTGATCGTGTGTCCGCTGGGGGTGAAGCAGGAGTTTCAGTTGGATGCCCAGAGGTTGTTGGGGTGGAAGCGCGTAGATGCGGGGCAGAGGCGCGAGGCGGAAGGTGAGGGGACACCTCTTCAGTCTGCTTCGCAGACAGCTTCCCCTCAAGGGGAAGCCTTTTGGGGAGACGACGGGGAGGCGTGGGAGCCGTGCGTGCCGCCTTATGTGCGGACGGACGCGGAGGCGGCGGCGACGGACGCGGCGATTGTGCTGACGAATTATGAGCGAGTGCGGGATGGGGATATTGATCCGAAGCAGTTTGGCGGGGTTTCGCTGGACGAGGCGAGCTGTCTGAGGAGCTACGGGAGCAAGACTTATCAGCAGTTCCTCACGATTTTGAAGGGGATTCCTTACAAGCTGGTTTGCACGGCGACGCCTTCTCCGAACAAGTACAAGGAACTGATTCACTATTCCGGATACCTGGAGATCATGGACACGGGTTCATGCCTGACAAAGTGGTTTCAGCGGGATTCCACCAAGGCGAACAAGCTGACGCTGTATCCGCACCGGGAGAAGGACTTCTGGCTGTGGATGTCGTCGTGGGCGCTGTTCATCGAGAAGCCGAGCGACCTGGGGTATGACGATACCGGGTATGACCTGCCCGAGATGGAGATTCGCTGGCACCGGCTGGCTGTGGACAACACCACCGCCGGGGCGGACAAGCATGGACAGATGAAGCTGATCCGGGACGCGGCGTTTTCGTTGCAGGACGCGGCCAAGGAAAAGCGGGATTCCATCGACGACCGGGTTTCAAAGATGGTGGAGATCGTGGGCAGCGACCCGGAGGCGCACTTCATACTTTGGCACGATTTGGAGGCCGAGCGGCACGCCATCAAGAAGGCGATTCCCGAGGCCGTGGAGGTGTACGGCAGCCAGGAGTACGACGTGCGGGAGCAGCGGGTGATTGACTTTTCGGACGGGAAGATTCGGCTGCTGGCGACGAAGAAGAGCATTTCCGGACAGGGTTGCAACTTCCAGCGGCACTGTCACCGGGCGATCTTCCTGGGCATCGACTATGAGTTCAACGACTTCATACAGGCGATTCACAGGATATATCGCTTCCTGCAAACGGAGAAGGTGATTATCGACATCATCTACACCGAGAGCGAGGAGGAGATCAGGAAGGCACTGATGGAGAAGTGGCAGCGGCACGACGAGATGGTGAGGAAGATGACCGAGATCGTTCGGAAGTATGGGCTTGTGAACGTGAAGCGGTTTGACGAATTGAGAAATACGATGGGAGTGAAGCGGGTGGAGGTCAATGGGAAGCACTACCGGGCCATCAACAACGACTGTGTGGACGAGCTGGCGAAGATGGACGAGAACAGCGTGGATGAGATCGTGACGAGCATCCCCTTCGG